TGAAGGGAGTCTTGTTCTTCAGAACTCAACACTTCAGTTTGTGGTTCGTTATCAAATGTCAGGATTTCAGCCATGTGTTATTGGGGTGTTTGTTGTTCCATGGCCATCTCGGCCACAGGTGATTTAGATAGTTGACCAGCTTGATCAACTAAAGATTGATTGATCTGGTCCTGCTGTTGTTGCTGCAGTTCTTCTACAATTTGTTGTTCAGACTTAACAAGATTAAGCACATCAATACCTTGAGCTGCAGCAAGACGTTTCACAACTTCAAGAGGATTGATGTATTGCGACAATGCTTCAGGTCCAAGTGTTTGTGCAATGGTCTGCATAAACATGGATAGACTTTCACGATCTTGACCACGACCCAGTGCATTAACACCGGCAACAATTTGTGGACGTACAAAATCCTTAGGGATCTTTGGTAGCTGCTTGTTACGCTGCAGTACCAACATGATACGATTCAAATAAGGAACAAGGAACTCAACAGTGAGCAGACTAAATAGTCCACCTAACTGTTGCTCTAGTTCCAACTGAGTAAGCCTAACCTCTTCTGCTGTAGTGCGTTCAGATTGACGGACCTGCAACTGCAGGAACGCATCACCAATGCGACGTTCAATTGCCTGAGCCATGTTAGCGGCAGTAGAGAAGTCAGCAGTTTTACCTACTTGAACAACAGCAACATCTTCTGGTCTGCCTTGCACAATTGCACCGTTACCTGCCTTAGACAAAGTCGCTGGTTTAGTTGTACTTGATGGTGAGACAAGGAAGATAACTTTTGCAGCGGCAGCACTGCCTTCAATCAATGCTTGACTAAGAGCATTAAGAGAACGGAAGTCACCTAAAAATTCTTCAACACGACCACGTCCATAATCTTCACCGTCAACAGCATTAAACCTTAGAGGCAACCAAGGTGTTGCATCCTTAGGTGCAGTACTGCGGCTGCCAGGAATAATCTTATCAAATACTTCCTGATGCCATACCCATTTATTATTCTCTAGTCTGACGTAAGTGTACACAGGACACTCTTTGTCATAGGACTCAGTGTTATCAGATACACTGTCGTTATAAGCAATGCTACCCAACACCTCTTTACTAATCATTTCTTTGGTAACGATCTCAATGACGTTACCGTCACCATCTCTGTTAACAGCAAAACGATTCAGAGGATAATTTTTTAAACCATCAGGTCCCATATAAATCAAAGCATTGCCACCTACAATCAAATGCTTAATTGCTTGGTGAACTATTACTCTATCATTAGAGGCTGCAATGTAATCCATTACAATCCTTTCTATTTTAGAAAAGGACAAGTCAAGCTCACTTCGTATATCAGAAGAATCATAGTCTCCTAATTTATCATCACGAACTTGAAGTTTAAAGAAACTTGTTTGAGGTGGCAGTAGAGCAAGCATAAGCTTACTAGCCAAAGTAACTACAGCCTTAGCTCCTACAGAAGACCAAGGCTGAATAAGTCTTTTTTTACCTTGTGTATAAGTATCGTTAGTAATAAGGTAAGGCAACGTCAGTTCAGAACACTCAACAGCTGAGTCAAGAAATTGACTTCTACTAGATGTCAAGCGGTCATAGGCTGCACGTGCATTAAGCATTCAAACCCCCTGTACGAGAACCTGTAGTAGATGCGTTCATAGGAATACGTAGTTGATTCAAACCACGTGCTCTACGTGATCGATCGCTTTTTCTTTTTGAACCATATTGAACCTCTGCCTTCTTATCGATACTTAGATCAGAGGTAGGTTTTGGTTTCGGTAATGGTTTAGGAGCGGGTGGTGTTGGTGGATCAGGCGGCGGTGGTGGTGCTGGTTTGACCCTTGGAGGTCTAGGAGTATTAAATATGCACATTGTTTTGAGAAAGTCTTTGGATATACCATTCAACAACAGAACGTTGACCAGCCTTATACATGATCATGTTTATATTGTTGTCAGGCGTAGGGGTAACAGGCGGAAAAGTTTCGTCAAGCTCTTGTTCAAGCTGCTCAACTGTTGGTCCAATAATAGACTCAAGCATATTGTGGGAGGTTGACATTGCTATGTTCAAAGAAAGCAGGCATACGTGCAGCCTTAGTGTCGGCAAGCTCAGGTGCTTTGCCTTCGTACATTAGGCGGTCACTAGATGACAGCCAAAATTGTTTGTTCAAATATTTGTCTTGGCTATTACCAAGCGGTTGCATCACCCAATTGATAGTTGCCTTCCTGAGTTTATCAAGAGAAGGACTGATGTTATACCCCAGCTCAGTATGAACCAGACTATTGGTAGCCACATGAATTTGTTCGTCACGACTAATATCAGCAGAGGTGGTCCTCATGCCAGCGTCACCTGTAAAGCGAAATAACGGCAAGAGTACAAAGAAGATTGCACGTTCGGCAACCATCGCTTTGGTGATCGTATGATCTGGATGTGCAATCCAAGCTTGTCGTAGTTTGAGTGCTTGGGCTTCAGCCTTTTCATCAACGCCGTAAGCCTTGGCAATGTAACCGAGTGCAACGTCGTGGTTCTCTTCGTCTGTGACATTAGACAGAAGGAGATCACGTGCGATCTCTGGTACTTCAGTAGCGAGTGCATCTTTAATAAAGTCACCTACAGGTAGTTCCATATGACGCAAAGCAAGAGCACGGTAGATAACATCTTCCGCACCATCTTTTACTTTGCCAGCTTCGACTTGGACAGGTGTCCATTTACGTTTACGATTGAGTAGTTTCTGATAAGGGTTCATTCTTGGCAATCACATTGAGGTTCGTTTAAAAGATCCTCCAAGTAATCGTTGACCTCCAGTTCATCCAAAGCAGCATATGCGCTTGACTTGTCCTGTACGTCACCCATCACTTGAAGGGAGTAGTAGAGGGAAGTCTGGGGCGATTTCAGCCACTCTTCGATAAAGCTCTCATCCATGGTGACCATATCTGACCACCAGTTCAAAGAGTATCCATGAAGAAGTCCAGTCCTATCCAACAAAATCATAATGTTGTCGGCAACTTTTTTGAATGCTTCCCAGCCGACAGCAGAAGCAATTTCTACGTTTCCGTAGTCATATGTTTGTACACCAAACGTACCACTGTCACGATCAACAGTACGTGCAATAGGTGGTGCGATCTCAGGCGTTGCAGTAAACCCATCAATGCTTTGTGAGCGGTAGCTACAAGACGCTGTGGGAGCGATTGCAAACGCTCTGACCATATTGTGTTGCCTAGCGATGGACGCCGCTTGCTCGATGCCAGCAGCAAGCTGGGAGGCCAGCTCGTAGGCAGGGGAAGCCTTGACTTCACCTATGGTGAACTGCTCAAGAGCATCACCAAATTGTTTGTAAGTTATTCCATATCGTCCGAGGAGATTAGCGAGTCCAAGCATTCCCAGTCCGACTTGTCTGTCACGTTCTGGAGGGAGATACTCTCCTGAAGCGCCAACGCCAGTTGTACCGTGGAGGGTACACAATTCCTGCATACCCTGAGCAAAAGCTCCCGGGATTGTGTCGAACTCACAGGCAGCAAGATTGATGTGTTCAAGCAAACATGTTCCGCGTGAGGGCAGGTAAACTTCCAGGCAGACGTTTCCGTAGATTCTGTTTCCATCTTTGTCATACTTAACTTTATTGAGCCATACATCTCCACGCTTCATAGCAAGGAGTACATTCTCTTTGACTTCAGGTGTTAGCTCATTCCACCAGTCATCACATACATCTACACAACGCTTGACCCACGGCAAAGCATCACGAGGTGTGTTGATAAAGTCTACAAGGTCAGGAGAATTAGCGTCAAGATGAAGCACTATCGCGCCGTTCTTGTACTTCCCTCCTCTGCGGAGAGTTTCGTTAAGAGCCGAGTAGATTCGTCCAAATGAAACAGGACCACTCGCAACAACGCCAGACGCTCTCTCGTATCCTTTGGCGTCGAGTCGCGATAGATGGATAGCAACTCCTGCGCCGTTTCGTAAAGCGTGAGACGCAAATCTCCAAGACGCTTCGATTCCATTAGGTCCCTCCATTTCGTTTTCAACAACAAAGACGGTGCAGCTAACAGGCAACCGTCCTGCTGGATCGTCAATCCAACTCTGTACACGACCAGTGCGACTAATCAATTCAGCCATCGACAATATCTTTCAAGTGGGGTGGTTCGTAGTTAGGACCCTTAAGGATCTTTCCGTCAGCACGACGGATGGGGTTACCGTCCAAACCGAGCTTGGACATGTTTGATTTATGGACGCGGAACATAGCCTCTTCTAGATCCCACTCCATGTTTTCTGCATACTGAAAGCAGACATACACAAGGTCTGCTAGTTCTTTTAGCTCTTGTTCGTAACCCTCATTCTCACATGCATAGATGAATTCTTTGAACTCTTCATCGATCAAATCCCGTTGCATAGTCCGCGTCCCAATCCCATTCTTCATCCCATATGCAGTTCGGAATTGTTGTGCTTGTTCCTGCAGACTTTGACTGCGACAATGCATGTTGTAATTCATTCTCAAGATAGTGGATAGCTTTCTGAAGGTCGTCGATCTCTGTGTTAGTACTTTTAAAACCGGCTCTGCAAATATATTTAATAGCATTGCCTCTGAAATAGTTGAGACCTTGGTCTCGGATAAAATCCCAGACCTCTATGTCTCCTCTTGTGTAGTGTGTGGGTGATTTGGCCATTGTTTAATTAGGTTGCTTACGGTATTAGCAAGAACAAAGTTTTGTTTTTGCAAAGCTAAGTAGATAGTAACAATATCTTTCTTGTCAGCCTTCGGGAGTAGATCCGTTAGCCGTCTCATCTTGAACTCCTGCTCCACCGTCAGCTCTGTAACCGGGGGTGGGGGTTCAAGGTATGACTTGTTTGTTTGTGATGTCATAGTCATTACATGTAAGGATTCGTGCAAGACGTGCGTTCATCAATGCAGCATCCTCATCGAGTTCCTTGCTTGCAAAAGCTTTGACAACTGTATTCCAGCTGTACCCATCCTCTTCAAACAAAGCCACTGCACGCTTCACACCAATACCAGGCACACCGCTGTAACCATCTGTCTGGTCACCAGCAAGTGTCTGGATCAAATGCCACCTAGCACCTTCTTCTGGTGTGACGTGAATCGTTTCGTCTAGGTTGTAGACACGACCAGGAATCTGGCGCATGTCTTTGTCAGGACTAACAATGATATTACCAGTATTAACTGTCGCATAAATACCCATAGCATCATCTGCTTCCAGCTCTGGCATCCTGATGACGTTGTATTCTTTTTTAAGTTCTTCGATGACTCTTCGATACCCACAGGGCTTCTTACGATTTCGATGTCCTTTGTAAGCAGGATAAATTTTCTTCCTAAAATTCTTTGAGTCACTAAAGAACAAGATCAGCTCTGGTGAATCCCAAATGAATTGATCTCTAATTTTATTTAGTTCTTTTAGAACATTTTTGTACGCCTCGCTAAACTTACTTGTCACAAGGATGACATCGTCACCCCAATCAATTTCTGTTTCAGCGGCAGCGCAAGACTTATAGACAATAAAGTCTGCGTCTACCAATAACTTCATTCAATGAACCTCCGACCAGTTAGCGCCGACTTTGGATTCAGCTGCGATGGGGACACGGAGGGAATAGTATTCTCCAGCTTCTGCTGCACTGAGTTCAAGGACTCTTGCAAGCTGTTCTGAATGTTCTGGAGAGGATTCAAACTGCAGCTCGTCATGAATATAAGCGAGCTGAGAAGCACAAATTTGTAAATCATTCAAATTATCGTGGGTGATAGCAATCCATCTGCGGCTGATAACACCGGCTGATGACTGCAAAAGAAAGTTCAACGCTTTGTGTGGACTATCTAGAGTGATCACACGACCATCAATAGACCGCACTGATCCGCGCTTAGCAGCAACATCAATTGCTTCTAGTAGATCTGACATGCCAGGGATAGCATCAACAAAAGCTTTGCGGATCTCTTTACCTTTCTT